GAATGGGTACGCCGCAAGACCATCCGACAGGCTGGGCGAATGTCATCGGAGACGAAAAGCGAGGACGCGAAATGAGCTTTCTCATCCAGACCCTCTACCTTGCGCACTGCGACTACCCGTGGTGCGACCGCGAATACGACTTCGGAGAGGCAAGCAGCACGGACGTGATAGAAACCCTCCAGGAAGACTCGTATTGGCTGTGCCTTTTCACCAAGGACGGGACGCCAAGATTCTTCTGCCCCGCACACTTGGCCTTTCAGGAGCCGCACGTGTTTTTTGATTCCGACGATCCGAAATGCCAGCCCAAAGACAAGCGGCTGAACGCCTTTTACAAGGACGTGTCCGAACCACAGCCACTGCCCAAGCCCGAATGCGAGGAGAAGATTCTCGACTCCCTGCTGTCGGAAGCGGAAGCCGGGGCATGACCATGTGGTTCAAACGCCATAACGAATACGGGTGCCCCATGTGCGGCAGGAACCCGCGACTCAAAGAAAAATTGACGCAGGACAGGAACGACGGATGGCTGGTGCATATCTACTCGCTTCAATGCCCGCGCAAACATTGCGGCACGGCATGGTATACGCAGTTGGACGACACGACCAGCCAATGGAAACAAATCGTGGACGAATACAAGAAGAAAGGCCTGAAATGAGCTTCAGGAAACCGGACGGCGACACCATTTTCTTCACCGTGATGCTCTCAATCGCACTGCTCGCGATCATCATTGGAATCGGCTGTTCCAGCGTGGAATCAGTCACCGCGCGAACCGTCATCCTCCATGACGATTCCGGCACATCCTACGCCTGCACCGTCAGCAAAGCCGACACGAATCCACACGACTGCAAGCCAATCAAGGACATGAAATGACCGCCAGAATCGGAGAAGTCATCGGCAAAGGCCATGCGGACGTGTACTGCCGCACCTGCGGAGCGGCCCTAGGATACGTCATCCGCGAGGAAGTCATCGTCCACACCGACCTAGCCACCGGCAGACAACAGACAATCCAACGATGGTTCCCAGACTGCGCGGGCACATGCGGAACCATCACCGATGGCAACGAATACGCCGGATACGCAACCCGACGCGAAGCCCTCAAACAATTCAAATGCATCAAATGCGACAAGGACACGAAATGAAGGAACCCCCAACCATCACCAACGACGATCAGCTAATCGAAACAGCCGAACGAATCCAGAAACGCATCAACAAAGACCGGCGACTGTTAAGCACGATGCGCGACGCCACCGGCGACAAACTCCACTTCCTGATCCTCATCGACACGCACCTGGCCGAAGCGCAGACCATGCTCCGCAACTTCACCGGAAAGGATATGAAATGAGCGCCGCGAACATCATCGGCATACTGCTGACCCTGACCGGCATGGGCATGGAAGCCACCGGCGTGTGGATGCTCAACCACGGAAACCAACGATTCGCGGACAAGGCATTGAACCATGGCATCACCTGCATCCTGCTCGCACTGCTCGCAGTCTGGGGGATTCAATGAGGAAAATCAGATGCGCCAACTGCGGCCACAAGATCAACGCCACGTATTACGTGACCTGCCCATACTGCGGTTTCAAACTCGTCAAACAGCAGACACCCACCACGCCCACCGACCCGCTGTGCGGCATGGACGACGAAACCTTCTACAAGCGACTCAGGGGAGAGGAGTAAGACTTTGCGATACGGCATCCCATACCAGGGCAGTAAGAACACGATAGCCGAATGGGTGGTGGACAACCTGCCATCCGCCACACTGTTCATCGACCTGTTCGCTGGCGGCTGCGCGGTAACGCACGCGGCCATGCTCTCAGGCAAATACCAACGGTTCATGGCGAACGACCTGACCGAAGCGCCGGAAATCTTCAAACAGGCCGCGCAAGGCGAGTTCAAGGGGCTTTCCACCGTGCTCACGCGGGAGGAGTTCCAACAGTCGGACGATGACGTTTTGAAACTCCTGTACAGTTTCGGCAACAATCGCACCGACTATTTGTGGAGTCGTGAGTTGGAGCCGGTGAAGGTGGCCGCGTCACGCATGTTGGCCGCGCCCTCGTTGCACGAAAGGCGCATGGCGTACAGGACGTTTCTACGAGAGTTCGACAACTACCGGCGGCATACCGTGGCCGCGCATGGCAAGATCGAAGGCCCGCAAGGTTCGGAACGGTTGAACCGCATGGAGAATCTGGAACGCCTGCAAGGGCTGGAAGGGCTGGAAAGGCTGGAAAGGCTGGAAAGGCTGGAAAGGCTGGAAACGTCGCGGCTCGACTACCGGCGCGTGGGCATCCCCGACGTTCCGGGAGGCGTATGCGTGTACGCGGACCCCCCCCTACCGCGATACCGGCCAAGACGGATACGCGCAGGCCGGAACGTTCGACGTGGAAGCGTTCGACCGATGGCTGGCCGACATTCCCTGCATGGTCATCGTCAGCGAATACACATGCCCATCCGGCTGCGTCGAAATCACGGCACGCGAGAAGACCGTCACCATGAGCGCCAACCAGACCGGCAAACGCATGGAACGCCTATTCGTGCAGGAACGCTACATGGACGAATACCGGCAGCGCATGAAACAAACCACCAGCGCACTATTCGACTAACACAGGAAGGAGAAACCCAACATGACGGTAAGCAAGAGAATCAGATTCGAGGTACTGCGACGCGACGGCTACAAATGCCACTACTGCCACACGCAAGACGCGAAACTCACCATCGACCACGTGATACCGCAAGCGCTCGGCGGCAACGACAATCCCGACAATCTCGTAGCCTGCTGCCAAGACTGCAACCTCGGCAAAACATCCATCAACCCGGACGAACCACTCGTAGCGCAAGTGGAGGAATGGGCCGAAACCTTCCACTTCTACCTCAAAGCCGCCCAAGACGGAATCAAAACCAGCATCGAAGAGGAAAACGAATACGCTCACAATGTATTCGACCTCTGGGAGCGAACCACCGACATGGGAGACGGCTACCGGTATCCACTACCTGACACATGGGCCAAAACCGCCCGCTACTGGCATGACATAAACGTTGACGAAGACATAATCGAACACGCTTTCCAACTCGCGCGGGAACGCTGCGAACTTGGCAAACTCCGCATAGACAACGCATACAATTACGCTGCCGGAATCGTCGGAAACCTCATGCGCGAAGCGATGGACAACGCGCGCGCATGGACGGAAACCGCGATACGCCAAAAGGACGCGCACGATCATGCGGATTAGAACGACCCGACCGGAATACTACACAAGCCCCACCGTGGGCGAAATGACATGGGACGCGCGGCTCGTATTCCACGACCTGTGGAGTTACGTGGAGGACAACGGCGTGAACTACGACAGCGCACGCCTGTTCAAAAGCGCGTGCATGCCCTATGACGGCGATCAGGTCATCGACCGTATCGAAGCCGCGTTCGACGAGCTGGCGCGATTGGGCTGCATCATCCGCTACGAGCGTGACGGGCATCGGCTGCTGTTCATTCCGGGTTTCCGCAAGTGGCAGAGGGTGCCGCATCCGGGCGTATGCCACTTCCTGCCCCCGGAAGGCTACGACCGTATGGGATTCACGACTAGTAATGAGAGTCTCACGACTAGTAATGAGAGTCTCACGACTAGTCGTGCCTTTAGTAGGAGTAGTAGTAGGAGTAATAGTGAAAAGAAAGAAGAAGAAAATAAATTTTCTTCTTCCAAAGAAAACGAAGAATCAGTTACAGACTCCACCGCCGACGATTACGTGGCAAGCCCGGCCAAACAGACAACCGATGACCAGATCAGCCGCGACTATCCGAACCTCGACCTTATGGACGCTTGGGGCGCTTTCATGCAACACCACCAAGGCGCCACCCGCAGCGCCGCCGAATGGACGCGCTTGTGGAAAGGCTGGTGCCAACGAAGAGCCACCATGAGCGGCATACCACCATCGAAACCCCACGTCCACACATGGCAATGCGAACACGTGCTCGCCCTACTCGGACGCGACCGCGAAACCGCAATGCCAGACACACGAGCATACGACTTGGCGAACAAACTCAACAGCAAGGAGCAGCAAGAATGAAACCCCGCCACGACGATACCACGCGCGATCTCGCACGCGCATGGGAGGAAGGCTACAAAGCCGCATGGAAAGACCACGAATGCGACCTGCCCGAACACAACAGCGACAACCCATACAAGACAAAGGACAACAACCAATGAGCGACTGGCATGGATTCATCCTCACCAGCGGCACCAGCCGGAACGGCACATACCGCGTCTACAAGACCCTCGACACCGCCCTACACGCCGCCCATAACCGCGCCGACTCGGAACACCGGACAATCCAAATCCGCACCGCCTACGAAACACCACAGAAAACCATCGAGACCATACGACCAAGGAACCGGAAATGAACCGTCAACACCACCTACGCACGCGCATCCTCACCATGGACGCGGACGGCTACACCATCACCGAAATCAGCCGACTCCTGCAAACGGACACACGACTCGTACTGGACATACTCAACCACCGGCACGACCCGCCACCAGACACGACGGAAACCCCCAGCCAGCAGCCCACGCTAATCTGACCAGCCGCGTATAATAAACCCAGATAGACACCAGAACGGTTGCAACCCATGGGTTCCGGCGTCCACCCAACCACACCTTAAGGAGCCGAACATTTTGGTTGCAACCGCCAAAACCATCTGCGCGAACTGCTGGCGCGAAACGCAAACCCGCCACATCCTCTGCCCCGCCTGCGAACACCAACTCGATGATGACCTGACATGGTTCGAGCACCATCTGACCGACCTCGACTGGCGCACCAACCGCATGGACAAAACCGGCAACGGCGGGGGAGCGCATGGCGGCTCTTCCAACGCACCATTACGCGAACACCTCTTCGAACTCCTGGAAGGCACAGGCACCGACGACATGCCAAGCCTGCGCGACACCTGCTGCGAATACGCGCGCTGTCTGAACCTGCCCGCACTGCGCACGGGAAAACTCGCCACACTCCTACGCATGATCCGCCTGAACGTCAACCGGAACACGTGCAAGGCGACACCCGTATACGCGCGACTCATACACGCATTGCGCCGCAAAGCGCAACAGACCATCGACTACGTGGACGCGGATCAGATCATCCTAGGCGAATGCCCCACGACAGACTGCCACCACATCGTAAGAGCCATGCCGACCGCCATGTTCGCGCCGAAATGCCCCGACTGCGGCCAAGTGTACCCGGTCTCGGCAATCCGAGCGTACCGGCGTGGAAAACTCCTCGAATCACAGATCACCGGCACGCAGACCGAACTCCGCCGACTCCTCAAACAATGCGGAATCATCATCAAACCCGCCACCCTGCGCAGCTGGGTCAACAGGGGCGAACTCAAACCCGCCACCACCCATTCGGACGCGCGCAAACGCGAATACCGGCTAAGCGACGTGTACCGTCTCGCGGTACACGATCCAGAACGCGAGACAACCATCTGGATGCTGCTCCAAAACCAAACCGCCAACCAAACCACGGAACAGGAAAACGAATGATAGACCCCATCGAAAACAGCCTCACCGAACAACAGAAAACCGACCTCGCACACGCGATAGGCGCGATCATAGGCGAATACACGCCCTACGTCCTCTGCATCGACACAACCCCCTTGGACGAAACCGAAGAAGGCATCTCCAACCACGTCATCAACCCGCACACGAGCATATTCCACGCCATCGGACTGCTCTACAGCGAACTCGACGCGCTCATGGACTAGCCGAAAGGAAACACGCATGACCACAAGAATCACCATCGAGGAACACGGCAAAACCATCACCTACCAGGCACGCAACCTCAAGGAAACCATCGAAACGGTAGACGCGCCCGCACTATTCGGCACCAGCCTCAAAACAAGCCGCACACTGCACACGCTCACATTCATCACAGAAAAAGAGGAAAAATGAGCACGATTAAAAACCGCAGCCGCATGAAAAACAGCAGCTTCGCGATCCCAAGCGAACGCAAATACCCGATACCCGACATATCGCACGCGCGCAACGCACTCGCACGAGTCGCGCAACACGGCACGGCCAGCGAACAACGCCAAGTCAAAAACGCGGTACGGCGCAAATTCCCATCAATCACCATCGACGGGAAACCCACCAAAACCAGCAAGAAAACCACTCGCAAAACCGGAAGGAAAAAAGCATGACCACGATCATGGAAATCAGCGGCGCCACCGACAACATCAACTACACGCGGCCAAACGACGCCGGAATGGATTTGAAAGCACTCGAAGCCACCACCATCACCGCGCACGCGCGCACACTCGTGCACACAGGCGTATACGCGGCAATCCCCGCCAACCACGTCGGCCTCATATGCCCCCGAAGCGGCCTCGCATTGAAACAAGGCATCACCGTGCTCAACGCTCCCGGAATCATCGACCCGAACTACAGGGGCGAAATCGGCGTGATCCTCCACAACACCACCGACACCGCCATCCGAATCAACAAGGGCGACCGCATCGCACAACTCGTCATCACACCATGCGCCTACGTGATAACACGACCAGTCCCATACCTCGACGCCGGCACCGAACGCGGCACGCAAGGCTTCGGCAGCAGCGGCAAATAAACAAGAAAAGAGACACGAACATGAACAACGAAAACACGCTGAACCTCACACCGGCAGCAGACACATGGCGCGGCAAACTCCACCAACTCGGATACACCTACGACCACCAGCGCATGGAACCCCTCATAGGCCTCTACGAGAGCTGGACAAACACGCGCGACAACACCTCCTGCACCGTATGCATCGACC